AACCGTTTCGCCTTATTGGCAATGGAAGCAGCGGAGAAATCAGTACAGGCACCAATTGTACTTCCACAAGATGTACAAGAACTCCAGTTGGGTGGCGATGCGGTTATCCGTACTTCCAACCCAGCAGGTGTTCGACGTGTGGAACTTACATTGCCACAAGGCGCATTCACAGAACAAACACTACTTAACCAAGAACTTAGAGTTGGTGCTCGTTATCCAGAATCACGTACTGGTAACATTGACGCATCTATCGTCACTGGTCAAGGTGTACAGGCTCTTATGGGAGCATTTGATACTCAAGTCAAATCAGCCCAAGCAATCTTTGCAGCAGCACTTCGTGATGTAATTAGTGTGTGTTTTGAAATTGATGAATTAATCTATCCAGAAGAAAAAACAATTCGTGGTGTTGATTCTGGTTCACCATATGAAATTACCTATAAACCAAGTAAAGACATCAAGGGTGATTATTCAGCCGATGTCCGTTACGGAATGCTTGCTGGTCTTAACCCAGCCCAAGGTCTTATTTTTATGTTACAAGCACTTGGTGGTAAGTTAATCTCCAAAGATATGGCTATGCGTGAGTTGCCATTTACTGTTAACGTAACACAGGAACTTGAAAAAATTGAAATTGAAGATATGCGTACTGCGCTACTGGGCTCACTAACTGCATACACACAAGCAATTCCACAGATGGCTACACAGGGACAGGACGCATCTGAAGTCGTTAGAAAGATTGCTGCGGTAATCAAGGCTCGCCAAAAGGGACAAGCATTAGAAGATGCTATTGAGGCTACCTTTGCACCGCAACAACAAGTCCCTCCTGCTGGTGCCTCTAATCCAATGGTTGAGCAAACGTCCCCTGCTCCCTCTGGTGCCCCAGTAGGAGGCTCTCCTCAAGAAGAACCAATATCTTTACCCCCACAAGAGGAACCAGACATTCAAACAATTCTTTCCAGTTTAACAGCAGGTGGAAGAGCAGGCGGAAGAGTAGTAACCAGAGGATAACTAGGCGGGGGACATGACAACAATAATTGGCTTAGAGCATAAAGACCGCTGCTTCATAGTTGCCGATAGTAGAACTACGGATAATGATGGAAGAATTTACACTCATCCTCAAGTACAGAAAATTTCAGAAAATGGAATGTTTTTAATTGCTGGTTCTGGCGAAACATTACCTTGTGATATAGCGCAACATGTTTGGGAGCCACCAACTCCAACTAAGCAAGACCGAGAAGATTTATATCATTTTATGATAGTAAAAGCAATGCCATCTCTACGTAAATGCATGACAGAAAATGGCTACAATTTTGATGAAGACACTAAAGAAACTCGCTTTCAGTTTATAATGGCTGTTGGTGGAGAAATATTTGATGTCGACCAAGAATTATCTATAAGTAAATCTGCAGATGGAGTATACGCTGCAGGTTCAGGAGCGGCATATGCACTAGGTGCTATACATGCTGGTGCAGATGCATATGAAGCAATGGAAATTGCATCTAAACTTACAGCATTTACGGCAGGACCTTATATGTCAAAAGAACAACCTAAAAAAATTAAGTAGGAGGCGTCATGGCTGGAGTTAAAGGCAGAAGCGGTGGAGACCGCCCAGACGCACCTCAAAGTAATTTTGGCGTATCAGCAATGGGTGGTGCTGGCTCAAAAGAAGGACAACCTAAAAGATATATACCAGGAATGAAAAGTTTAGGTTCTACTGGAACTGAAACAATGATGCAACAAGGTGGAGCGGTAATGGCAGACAATAGAGCAAAACGCCCAGTAGGTGCCCTACCTAAAGGTGGCGGACAGGGCGCAATGGGACTTAATTTAAAAGGATTATTAGATGAAGACGACAATCCTTTAGAGCCAATGAGTACTGGCGTGGACTTTGGAAGAGGAGCGGGTTCTGACGCACTTCCTGGGTATGTTAGACCAGATACTAGGTCTATTGAAAACAAAGAGATAGTTATAAAATACTTACCAGCATTTGCTAATGCAGCAAAATCAAAAAATGCTCCAGAATCATTTAAAAGATTTACTAATTACTTAATGAGCAAAATTAATGTCAACGTCTGAGTGGCATCCTGGTAGTCTATACGATAATATAAATGTATTTGCTAACTCTTTAGGTTACGAAAATGCAGGAATAGCAATTACTTTAGGAATGATTCCCTGGGAATCAATAGAAGATAGAGATGCTTTTATAGAAACTGTTACTGGAGATATACCAAAAGGTGAAAACTCTACAAATTACAACATACAATATTAGGAGGCAATAGTGTCACTTTGGAATGACTTCCTTGACAATATTGCTAAACCAATAGGTAGCGGAATAGCAACTGGCGCTAAAGAATGGGCTAGTTGGTTTTCTGGTAATGTTACAAGCCCATCTCAAGCGGTTAGTAACATAGTACTTCCTGCTGCTATAGATATTGGAACCAGCAAACAATTAGCCAATATGGGTTTAGAAAAATCTGCTCAAGAAGCAGTTAAAGAAAACCTTAAATATTCTGTTAAAAATCAGTCAGCAAGTAATGACTTGGTATTGCAGGCTGGAGTAAAACTTCACGATGAAGTTATATCTCCATATATTACTAGACCAGTATCTACTTTAGGATTATTGACCGATTTAGATTCTCCATTATACGCATCCGAAGAATTTGAAAAAGGGTTTCAAGTAAAAGATTTAAAAAGAGCATACAATCGCTCAGAAGAAATAAGTTTAGGACAGGCTTTTACTAAATCAGATTTGACACAAATAAAAAGAGTTGCAGACGTTGTATTTGATAGAGGTCAAATAGATTTAGATAAAATAGACCTATGGGATGATAACGACATTCAGGCTGCATTTGTTGACAATAACGTTGGAAAATACTTTACAGGAACACTTGATTTTGTAGGTGGCAATTTAGCAGTTGGTGGCGCTTTTAGCGCCATTAGCAAAGGTGGTAAACTTGCTGCTAAAAAAACTGGTTATACAACAAGAAATGTTGCTACTAGCGAACTTGAAAAAAATATTAATGATGGAATAGCCTTTGGAACTGGAATTGCTGGGGGAAAACAAACAGTATCTGGCGACTTAATAACAAAACTTGCTCAAAGCACAGATGCTAATTATGTTGTAAAGACTCTTAAAAAGTTTACAAATAATGAAGATTTGATTGGTCCAGTATTAAGAGCAAAAAATCCTGATACCGTAAAAGATTTAATACTTGCAGATAAGGGATACTTACCTGCACTAGATAGACTTTCAAAAAATGCTCCAGCAGATTTATATGAAATCGGCAATGTAAATGCAATAATTAAAAATAAAATTGCTCAAACTGGAAGCGTACCAGTATTTAGCGAGTCTTCTTGGTCACGCTTAAACTCTGCATTTGATGATGCTATTAATCGTGTTCCAGAGTACAGACAAATTAAAGATGCGCTTCTTGACCCAGCACGAGGCGTACCTAAAATGATGGGTAAAAATTATTCACCAATTGAACCTAAATTTGCTTTAGGAACAAAGGCTGCAATATCCGCTGGAACTATTAAACAGAGAATTATTGGCAACAGTTTAAATGGTCCATTAACTAGAGTTGTCAATTTTTCTGGTTCTCAATTACCTCTAGGCCATGTAACTTTTTCTGGTCTTCGACCACTTGATGGCGTAAAAGAGTTAAATGCTATGTTTGATAGTATTGATGCATTACGATACAGTAAAACGTTTTTTGCTGGAAAAGCAAATATGGTTGAAATAAAACCAGGCGAATTTATAAATGTTCAAGATTTTCGCAATAAGGCTATATCAGATTTTGTAAACGCTACTGACGATATTGCAAGAAACAATGTATTAGACAAACTTGATGACCAACTTGGAATTGTTATAGCCGCTAAATATAAATATTATGATATTGCTAAAATTCAGGAGTTTGTACAAGAAGCCAAAAATGAAATTTTTAAAAGCGTTAATCAAATAGCAAAAACTGGTTACGGCATGGATGCTCAGGGCATGAGAGTATTAACCGACCCTGTGACTCAGAGGCAGTTAATTGAATCTCGCAGGATGATACCCTGGAATTTAATAGAAAATGAAATTAAAAAATCATCATTAATTAAAGGACCAACAGTTACAAAGAGAGGTCAAAAAGCCCTTGTAACTACTTCTGAAGTTGCACAAAGAGTTTTTGAAGTATCAAATAAATACTGGTCTATTGATGTTTTGGCTAGACCTAATTACATTCCAAAGAACAGCCTTTTTGAACCTTCCCTTAGTGCCGTAATGGCGCATGGAACTTCAATTGCTTTAGATGGTGTTCCTACTATGACTAAAAACTTTATTAAAAATAATAAAAATAGACTCTATGGTCAAATTTCTAAAAAATATAATGCTAAAGAAATAACTGCAGTTAACAAAACCGTAGAAGGTCTAACTGACCAACTAGATAAAGCAGTTACTAACTTAAATAATTTGACAGCAGAACTTGATGTATTTTTGGGTAAAGGAACAATTAAGCCATCTCCAAAAGCAATTAGAGATAATCAGGCTAAAGTTGTTGATGAACTTACCGCTGCAAGTAAACTTGTTGATGATATAGAACTAGAACTTAGGGCTGCTGTTCGTCCATTTGGAAAATTAACTGGACAAGTTCCAACTATTCCAGGCTTGGAAAGAAGAATTAAGTTTTTAGAAAACGAAATTGATACAAAGGGAAAATATTCTGGTGAGGTTTTTGCTGCTAAAAACGCAATTACTAAAGCCAAGGGAGCAATAGCAACCCTGGCCCCTGATTCTAAAGAAATACTTCAAGCAAATAAAGAAATCGCTTTACAGTATAAAAAAATTGAAGACATTCTTGAGAACTTAGGAGAGGCTAAATACAGTCAAGCCTTAGTATACGAAAAAGGTAGCAAATATAAAGAACGTTTCTATGGTAAAAAAGATGATTATATTTTTGTAAACAACGAATACGTTTCTACGGAAACTTTGCTTTCCCCAAATCAATTTGGTCTTGCAATGAAACAGGAATTTGGAAATGCTAGAACTGTTACCTCAACATATTTAGGAGAGTTAACCACTGGCATTCGCCAAGGAATGATTACTAGAAGAGGTTCCTCTACTGTAACCTATGTAAATGACCCAATATATTTTGAAGAACTAGCATACTTTACAAATCGTTCTTTAAGAGGCGATAAGTTAATAGACCAGATACTTGCTGATGTCCCAGAAAAAGAATTAATCGAATGGGGCAATAAAAACATTGGGTACTTTGAGCAATTTGGTCCAGTAAGCAAAGCAGATATTCCTAACATAGTTGCAGACAAAGTTGCATTAGTAAATAGATTTTTGCCTGACAAAGAAGCAAGACTTGCTGCGTTGGCTGGTGAGGTAGATTCAGTTCAACTTCAAAAAATCCTTTCTAAAGACTTAAGAAATTTAAGTCCCATACACCCACTTGATTTTGATGTTCATACAGCATCTGAATTAGGAGTAAGGGATTTAGGAAGACTTGAAAGATGGCTTGATAAATCTGCATCTGCGATATTTTCAAAGTTAACTGCACCAGAAAATCCAATTCGTTGGGCTTCTGGTAATAAATTCTTTGTTCAAAATATTCAACGCAGAGTAACTGAATTAGAAAATCAAGGCTTTAATTTCCTTAAAAAAGACGGAACAGTCGATATAGAAAAAATAAACGACTTGCGCTCCGCTGCCTCAAGAGAAGCATTAGAGCAAAACGAAAAAGTATTTTATACAATTCGCAGACAGAGTAAACCTTTATATGCTGCACGTCTAGCAACTGCTTTCCCGACTGCATCTTTAAATGCTTTTTACAGATACGGTAAATTTGCACTAGACAATCCAGAAAGAGTATCTCAATTTTTGTATAACTACCAAGCGGCATTTACGTCTTTTGGTGTGGATAAGTACGGTGCGCCAGTAGATGACCCATTAAAGGCTACTCACTTAGTTGTTCCATTATCAAAAGAAATGGGATTTTTTGGTGGCAAGGGTATTAGATTAAATGCAAGGGCTATTGGATTCTTACTCAACTATCCAACTCCTTCTCTTTTCACAAGTGTTACTGTTGCAGAAGTTTACAAAAACTACCCAACGGTTGAAGATTCACTTAAACAATATTTAGGTTCTAATTACGATATAGTGTTTCCGTATGGCCCGCAAACTAGTTTTTTTAGAGCCTTTGAACCTAGATGGTTAAGCGACTTTAAAAATTATGTTGAAGGTCCTGAAGGCAAAAGAGATTTTCTTGATTCATGGACAGATGTTCATAATTATTATATGACATTAAGTGAATTAGGAATTCAAAAATATCCTGGCATGGATGAAATTAATAAAATTACTAGAGAGCAATTTGGATTAAAAGCCAGTTGGTCATTTGCTAACATTTTTGGTATACCAGCCAAGGTTGATACAAACCCTATGGTTATATATGATGACCTATTTGATATGTTGGTCAACAAGTATAGAACTGGTATAATCGACCCAATTACTAGACAGTTTACAACTTATAGCGAACAAGATGCTAAAAAACTTGCTGGTAGGGAAATGAATGAGCGTTTGGGTGTTAAGTTCCCATTGGATAGAATTACTTTTAAAGGTTCTAGCCCAGAAGCGTACATACAGCCAAATGTTGAATCTTACAATAGGGTATTTAAAGATAATACCGACCTTGCAGTTAAATTAGCGCAAAACGACCCAGAATTAATTGGGTTACTTAGTCTAGACATAGATACTAAAGAAAACTTTAATCTTACTGTCTATAACATTTTAAGAGACCCAAAGACTAAACTGCCAGATGGTAGTCCATTAAACTCTTACATGATTACGCCAAAAGAACAAGAACGCCGTAGAATGATAAATCGTGCTTGGGCTGGATATAATTACATGGTAGATGGATTAGAACAAAAAGCACAAGATGCAGATGGAAAGTCTTTGCGCTCTCATCCTGAGTTGAAAGCAGTTCTTAAAGAATTTGCCAATACCGAACTAAAAAAAATTAGTGAAGATTGGTGGAAACAATGGAGCAAGGGTGGCTCTGAAGACAGAGCCTTTAAATATGCTAATGGTTTAAACGATATTGTTTCTAATGAAAAATTCATGGAGCAATATGGTAAAACTAAACTTTGGGAAGATGTAAAAACTTTTACAGTAATGAGAAATACATTTAGCAGTTTTTATTCTAAATTGCCAGAAAGAGACCCTAGAAAAGCAAAAACTATTGATGCCTATAATGAGTTAATAGATAGATTTTCAGAAACATGGCATCCTAAATTGAAAGAACTAATAGTTAGAAACTTTTCCGAAGATACATTAAAGGAAGCAAAATCATGACGCCAGAACAAATTGAAGCATTAGTAAATGCCATACTATCAGGCATAATGGGTACAACTGGTGGAGCAGATGGCACTACTATTGCCAAAGATGCCATCAAACTTACCGAGGCTGGCGCCAAGCAACTTCTTGATGCTATTATGACCGATATCCAGTTTACTGGTAAATTGTCAAAAGAAGACTTATCTGACTTTGTTCAGAAATATAACAAAGAGGCTAACAAGCAACTTGAAACAGTAGTTCAAACAGTAAGAAGCCAAACAAAACCTGGCGACACTCCTGAAGATATTAAAAATATTATTAAAACTACTTCACCAAGTTTTTTTCAACCAAAAGATTTTACTACAGATTATCTATGGACCAAGGTAAATTTTGCAGATGAAAAGACTTTGGGTGCTAAGGCATTAGATGCTTTAACTGAGGCCCGTAAAATTGCTAGAGACTTTAATCTAAGTACTGTGTCTGATATAGAAATACGTGAAGCAGCCAAAAAAATTGCTAGCGGTAAAATGACTAAAGATGATTACATAACCGAACTAGGAAGATTGGCTGCCGCAGAATATCCTCAGTATGGGGAAAGATTTAAAAATACTCCTGGTGCAACAACACGCAGTTTAAATAATCCAATACTAAAAGCAATAGCAGAAGAGTGGGAAGTGGAAGCCGACTCACTAGATTTAAATGACCCATTTATTGATAGTTTAATTCGTCCAGACGGAACAATTGGCAAAGCATCGCCAGCAACTATAGCGGAGGCTAGAATGAAAGCAGCAGTGCATCCAAACGCAGATAAAAGTACAAAGTATATTACGGCTGCTCGAACCGCTGGAAATCAACTTGCGAGAGCAATGGGGTTTGGTATATAAATGGCCAGAAAACCGACAGAAGCAGATAGATTAGCCGCTGACCTAGAGCGTCAACTTGCAGCATTAAATGCCCAACCAAGTCCAATTGATGTTGTAAGAAATATTACTAATCCAGTTGCTGACACATCTAAACCTACTTACGAGGGAATGCGTTCACAGTTATCTGAAATTAAAGACCCTAAGGTTAGAGCGGCATTTGAAAAGGCTTTTGCTTCTACTGACAAATTAACGGAGCAGGTTACAACTCAATATGAAACCCTTGGGTATGATTATGACCCAAACACTAATGTAGCAAAACCAAAAACGTCAACACTGCCACCACCACCAGTAGTGCAAGTAGCACCAACGCCAAAAGATGAAGCAATAATAAATTTAGCAGAAGAGGCGTTTGTTAGTTCTTTAAAATTATTGATGGGTAGCGCAGAGGCATCTAAGCCATACGTAAAAGAACTTTACAAATTAGTTTCTAAATACTATAAAAGTGGTTCAAGTATATCAGACGCTATTAATTTAGCGTTATATGATGCTAGGGAAAATAAACTTATTCCTGAATTTACTAATCGTTTTAGTGGAATATTTAAACTAGCAGACCGTCGTGCTGCTGGTGAAATGATTGATGTCCCTACGCTTGCTGAATATGTAAAGTCCCAAGAGGGTCTTGCTGAAGTATTTCGTTCTACAAATTTAGGTGAGTTGGCTACAGAATCATTTTTAAATGAAGTTATGGGTACTGGAAAATCAGTAGCAACAACAACTAAGATTATTACAGATGTTTATGATGCCATTAGACTTGCTCCAGAAGACTGGAAAAATATGGTTAAAACAAAAATGCCATTTGCGACAGAACCAATGCTTGCAAAAGCACTATTGCTTGGCACTAAGGGTGCAGAAGAATTAGAACGAGAAGTTAATAGGTATGGAATTATGGCAGCAGCCCAAAGCCAAGGGTTGACTGTTGGTGAAGAAACAGCAAGTGAGTTACTTGCTAAAGGCGTAAGATATGGAACTTCTAAACCTCAATTTGGAAGAGCAGCAACAATTCTTCCAACTGCGCAAAAATTAACGTCTATGGAAACTGGAATTGAACCAGGAAAAGCCTACGGTCAAGAACAAACATTCTCTGCAATATTTGACCAGAACGCAGCAGAACTTCAAAAATTAGCAGATTTAGAATTACGTGAAGAAGCAAGATTTGCTAGACGTCCTGGAACAGCAGGCAGTAGGTCATTTGCTTCTCAAGCCAGAGGTATGATTTAAACAAATAGAATCCTATGTGAATCCATCGGCCTCACATAGCGTACTAGACCGATAGCAAGAGCCAGCCTGGTTCCCCGACCAGAATCTGAGGCTTGCGACTACAACGAATAGAAGGGTGGGTTGCTATGAGCAACAACTACTGGGATGAAGACGAAGACGACCAAGATACCGACACTGATACGCAAATGGATGGAAGCGATTTACTTAAAAAATTGCGAAAAGCCAAGCGTAACGATGAGAAGCGTATCAAAGAACTCACTGAGCAACTTGAGGGATTATCCAAGGTGCAGCGTGAGCGTACAGTCAAAGAAGTCCTAGAAAAGAAGGGTGTCAACCTTAAAGCAGCAAGATTAGTTCTTAAGGATTTAGAAGAGGTTAACGAAGAGACAGTAAATAACTGGCTCAATGATAACGCTGATTTATTCGGAATTACAGTTGCTAAAGAGGAACCAAAAGTAAGTGAAGTAGATAAAGCAGCCTTAAGGCAGCAAGATGTACTCACCCAAAATGCTATGACCCCAGACCGAGCAGAGGATTTAAATCTTCGCATCGATAATGCAGATTCAATGGATGCATTGTTGGATGTACTTCGCTCACAATAATTCCGTTCATAGTCACTTGGAGGTGACGATATGGCATATGTATCAACAGATTCAGGTTCCTTAGGAGGAACCGCTGGTGGTGCTGGTCTAGTCCAGAAGGCGTATGACCGTCTTCTAGAATTCGCTCTCCGTTCAGAACCCCTAATTCGTTCTGTAGCAGATAAGCGTCCAGCACGTCAAGCAATCCCTGGTTCAACCGTTGTTCTACAACGTTACGTTGACCTTTCAGCAGCAACAACTGCTCTGACAGAGACAACTGACCCAGATGCAGTAGCAATGTCAACACCAACATCAGTAACCATTACTCTTGCAGAGTACGGTAACTCAGTGTTGGTAACTCGTGCATTAGAGTTATTCTCTCTTGCAGATGTTGACCCAGCAATTGCAAACATTATCGCATTTAACCTTGCAGATTCTATTGACTCCGTAGCAATGACAACATTGCGTGGCGGTTCAAACGTAATCTACTCAGGTTCAACTGCAACTTCAACAGCAACAATTACTGCTGCTGCAACAATTTCATCTGCTAACCTACGCAGAGCCGTTGCTAAACTACGTGCTAACAAAGCCGTTGGTCGCAAGGGTTCATTATACTGGACTGGTATTCACCCAGAAGTTTCACACGACCTTCGTGCAGAGACAGGTTCAGCAGGATGGCTACTTCCTAACCAATACGGTTCTTCACAAGACCGCATTTGGGCAGTTGGCTGAGGCAGTTGCCGAAGAGCCACACGTAGTTATCGGACCAGTAGTTGACCGCTTGATGCGTCACCGCCCAATGGGTTGGTACGGCGTATTAGGATTTGCTCGCTACCGTGAAGAGGCACTATTCAGAATCGAATCAGGTTCATCAATCGCTTAGTTGATTGACGCTGTGGCAGGAGTAGAAATATTCCTGCTACGGAGTAAGTTCATTAAGGAGAACAATGGCAGATTTCATATTTACTACACCTAGTGTAGAAGAGGGACCTATAGGTAAACACCGTTTATTTTATTTCTTTAAAAGAAATGTTGGAATCTCTGTAGTAAAACAAAGTGGAACATATAAAATTAGTCGCTATCCATTAGATTCAAGTGTAGAATCATATGAAGAGTTTTACGTTGGTGGCCGTAATCATATAGTTAATGATACGACCAAGGCAGCATTGATTGCTGCTAACATAGGAGTAACAGAAGCAAACTTCGTAGCAGCATAGGGGATATATGCAAGAGCACAAGGAATACAACCAGCAGGAACAACTATGCGTCACGTACAAGAAGCGCATAGGGCTTCAGAAGTATTAGGTAAAGCGTATGATGCGGACACTATGCCTAAGACTAGAGATATAACCCCAAAAGCCGCAGCCGTAATGAAAGAGATAGGACAAATATAATGCCAAACGTAGACGGAAAGAAATTCCCATACACAGCAAAAGGTAAGGCTATGGCTAAGAAAGCAGCCAAGAAGTCAGCCAAGAAGATGGTTATGAAGAAAATGGGTAAGAAAAAGTAATATGGCTAAAAAACCAAATTACTTTCAAAACGTTGCTAAAGAGATTAATGAGTCTATTCAAGCATACCGTGCCACAAGCGAAATGCGTAATACCCCTGGTCCAGGAACTGATGCTCGTGCAAATGTTCTTCGCCAAATGGAAGATAAGCAATTTGGTCAACTTGTTGGAGCCGTAGTTAGAGGTAGACGCTATGACTCAAAAGGTAAGCGAATTAACTAATGTCATCGGGTCAACGCAAGCGTCACGACGGTTGGAATAAATCAATTATGCGGGACGGTTTAATTGTTATTCTACGTAAGGATGGGTCGGAGAAACTCCGCCTTGACCCTAAGACAAAGGAACTAATTAAGGGGAGCAAGTGAGCGATTCAAGATTAAAGAGGGCTGGAGTATCTGGTTTTAACAAACCAAAGCGTACTCCTAATCATCCAAAGAAATCACACGTAGTTGTGGCTAAAGTTGGAGAGAAAGTAAAGACTATCCGATTTGGTGAGCAGGGTGCAAGCACCGCTGGTAAACCAAAGGCTGGTGAGTCTGAGCGTATGAAGATGAAGCGTAAGTCTTTCAAGGCAAGACACGGCAAGAATATTGCTAAGGGCAAGATGTCTGCAGCCTATTGGGCGGATAAAGTAAAGTGGTAGCAAAGAAAAAGGCTAAGTCTAAAGTCAATGCTGCTGGTAACTATACTAAGCCTGGTATGAGAGCAACACTATTCAAGAAGATTAAGGCTGGTTCTAAAGGTGGAGACCCTGGAGAATGGTCAGCCCGTAAAGCACAACTACTTGCTGTGCAATATAAGAAAGCAGGCGGAGGTTACAAGTAATGGCACTTGCTAAATCTCAGAAGTCTTTAAAGGATTGGACTGCACAGAAGTGGAAAACTTCTGATGGTAAGCCATCTAAGGGTAAGAAAAGATATTTACCTGAGGCTGCTTGGGCAGCATTAACCCCAACAGAAAAGGCTGCTACTAATAGAGCCAAGGCTAAAGGTAATAAAAAGGGTAAGCAGTTTGTAAAGCAACCTAAAGCAATAGCCAAAAAAGCAGCAAAGTACAGATAGGGACACAGGGGACTATGAGTAAAAAAGATTCTATAGCACTAGTATGGTGTGACAATGGTATGGTAGATGGCAAGTTTATGCAAGGCGTAACAGATGTAATGTTAAAGTCTGGCGTAGAGTTTGCAACATCGCTACGGAGTCAGGGCAACCAGATTGCTAGACAAAGACAGACAGTAATTGATTACTGGTTTGATAAGACTGATTACGAATGGCTACTATGGGTAGACTCAGATGTAGTAATTAGTCCAGA